TTGCCTTCCACTAGTTCCCTGAACGGCAAGCAATTAGTTCTGGCCGGCGGAACAGGCGGACTCGGTTCGGCGGTAGCCGGGCTTCTGCACGAGGAAGGCGCTCAACTTGTTCTGAGCTACTGGAGGGATCGCGTGCGAGCCGAATGTTGGTCGCTCCGGGCAACTGTCATACGCGCCGATATCACATCGGCATCCGACCGCGAACGGCTTCTGGATTCCGCGAAATCACTTTACGGATTGGTCGTCTTCGCCGGGAGTCCCGCCCGCGTGAGCGATAGCTCAGACTTGGCGTCCGCCATGATGGAATCGCATGCCGCGAATTACTTTGGGCCGGTTATGTTGGCGCGCGATGCGGCTCAACGCATGAAGTCATCTGGGACCCAAGGATCGATCGTACTGATCTCTACAATGCAGGCGAACGCCTTATTCCCGGGTTCGACAGCTTACGCCGCTCAGAAAGTGGCATTGCAGCACGCCGCACGCATTCTGGCTAAGGAATGCCGTGGATCCGCAAATATTCGAGTTAATGTAGTAAGCCCGGGCGTAATTGCGGCCGGAATGGCTGAGACAAGCATACGCTCTGGTAAGTACGACTGGTTTATCGATGAGGGAGTCCTTCACCGATTCGGCCGGACCGAGGATATTGCCCGCGCGGTGCGTTTCTTTCTAGAGCCCGATAACTATGTCACCGGCCAGATACTGTGTGTTGATGGCGGAATCACGCTTTAAGCTCCCATGAACCGCGTGGATCGCCGCCCCTTGTTCAGAGGAAGTTTGTACCCGATCATACAGAATTGATCCAATGCAAACAAAACAACCGATTCGTCGCCGGCGGCGATCGCCAAAAGGCGTTCTCGCGCCCACGGCGTCGTATAGTCGCTGATTCCAATAAGATGGCTGGCTTGGGACGGCGGAAAACCCCGTTGCGCTGGAAATTGAATAGATTCCCGCGCCCCGTTCAGATCGCGGTTTCCAGTATAAGTAAAACTTTCGGTCTTCAGACACGCTAAGGAGGCGGGGGTCCATGCCGCCACCGGAAAATTGACCAGACGGTTCAAAGGCGTGTCATTAACATCAAGCGGGTACAACACCTCAAAACACGCGTCCGGATAACTCTGGCGGACGAACTGCATGATGGCGATTGTGAACTCTCCGATCAGTCCAGCCAGAAATGTGCATTCCTGAGTGAACGTTGATGGATCCACATTCTGATCGGAAATCACTGGCAGTGGCCTTCCGTATTCGGATTGGAATGCGCTGGTGGTATAAGCATCATAGAATGGCATGCCTGATTGGCCGGCGAAATACCACCACTGCGCCTCCCCGAACTGCAAATACGGAACCTGCCCCGCATTCGCCATCAACCCCGCCATTTCTGCATATACCTGCTGCCAGAACTGGGTGCTCGCAGGCCCGAAATTCGTTTGCAACGATGGGGTATTGAGCCACACGGGATCGCCATTTGGGTAACGTTGCGCGATTCCAGCCGCGACCGTGTCATCGCCGTTGCCCAACTCCATACTGAAAGAGACCGCCAGACTTATGCCGTATCCTTTCAGTGCTTGGAAGAAGCCTAAGTGCCAATCCCGCGCGGCGCGATTCAGGCGCGGCGAAGATCCTAAATCCGTTTTCCACGATCCATCTATTCCGCCCGCCAGTCCTGTAGCTTGCGCCGTGAATTGCGCACTGTTCGTATTAACTGCGAGCGTGGTCCGGTTTCCCTCGGCTCCGAGGATCCGCGACGTGAGCGTAACCGTTGCCCCGCTCGCCCTGGCCCACACTTCAGTCGCCCCCGCGTTGATTAAAAGTGCGAAACAGGTCGCGATGCTCTCCGGCGTGTCGCCAATTAAGTTCTCGTGAGTGAGCACGGTAGATCCCACACTGATTTGGGTCGTGTTTCCGAACTCTGGAGCGCCCGTAAATGTGATTGTGCCTGTCGCATACTGATGGCCGAAAAGCTGAAGTTCATAAAACCAGAGAGCCCCTGCGTAGTGGTTAGCCCGCCCATGAAACCCGAGGGCCTGGATCATCCATGCTGTCCGTTCCGGCGGTATGGCCTGCGAATGCAGCGTATCCCAATCGGTGGCCAGCGATGTCGTAAGTGCGGGAGAAGCCGCCGGCAAGACTGTCGTGGGGACAGCCAATTCGAGGAAGTCGAAATAAACATAAGCGCCGGCCGGACCGGCATGCCGGATCAATACCTCATGTTGCCCGGCGCCATACTGCCCGATTAGCTTTCTCACAAGCACGTCTTCGCCGGCCAGCGCCAGATTGATGCAGATCTCAGTGCCGCCGTCGATCTGAATTGCGGCCTGGCCCGCGCCATCTGCGCAGCGCGTTCCAAGGAAAAGAGAGTGGACCGCCGAGGCAACATAGGTAACCTGCACGGATTCGCCCGGCGTGGTCGCCCAGTGAATGGAACCGCCGGAAAAATTTCCGCGTGCGCTCGCCCACGAGCCTCGGTACTCGATCTCGGCCCCGTCATCTTCGATCCTGCGGCTCCCCGGCCCCGCTACCGAATACTGGATGTTTGCGCCCGTAACGGTCCAATTGGAGATAACGACATAAAATTCGCCTCGTGCAAAACTTCCGGGCTGTAGATCTGCCGCCCAGGTCCAGCGCAGCTTCCGGATATTGGTCGTCGGTACGGACGTCCCGTTCACGTCAGTAAGGCTGCTGAAATCCAGACTTACGCTCCATTTTTCCGGCGACTGGCCGCCGCTGAAGGTCGCTGTGGGTGATGCCCACGATTCGGTTCCAGCTCCCTGCACGGTACCATACACTCCAACGCGATTTCCGTTAGCGCCCGGCGCGCCAAGATAGGTCAATGTGATCTGGTTTCCATTAGCCGTGGCAGCAACCTGACTGGTTGCCTGGTTGCCGGTAATTGCGCTAGCGAGCTGGTTCAACGCCGTCGCAAGTGTATCGCTTTTAGTTAGCCGGTAATTGAAGTGCTGGTCGAGCCAGGCAAGCTCAATGTAGTCTCCAGCGGTTGGCGTCCCCTGCAGCTCAAATTGGGCCGTGGCAGATGCGTACGATCCCCCAGACGGAGTCGCATACCGGCTCAGTGGCACACGATATATCGTCTCGCTCCCATCACTTTCCGCCCAAATGCGCAGATAGGGCCAGTCCACTGTGGGATACAGAGTCGAATCCAGCGGTATGCAGTTACTCCGGGATTCTTCGTACGTAAGCTTTAGCCCGCTCAGATCGCCATCCGGCAAGTTTCTCAATACCGGGTGCTCGAAAATATTGTCGCGGTTCCACTCTACGACCGCCCAGTCAAACTGCTGCCGCCAACTGCCAGAAACGGTAAATCCGGTAGGGCTGCTCTGACTAATGGCCGCAATAGCCGAAGGCTGCAGATAGTAGCATTGCAAGTCCCGGTCCGGCCTGAGCTTAGTTAGCGCTTCTCCCATTAGAGCCGAATCAGAACCGTGAGGTCCGCCCCAGGATACGTCTGTCCGACAGACACGATGGAGAGAGTAATCTGCGCGCCCGAAGCCAGCGGGGATAGGATCGAACCATCTACGCTGTTGGACACCAATAAGCCCGGGGGAATTGTCAATTGGCAGTATAAAGTGCCGTTCACATTAAGTTGGAGCTGAACGGGCTGATCTGCGGACGTGCCCAAGACGGCAAAGACGTCGCGTACCGAGTGGGCAGCATCTGTAACCAGTGCCGGTGCGGCTACCTGGTCAACCGCCAGATATCCGTCCACTTGGATCGAATACTGGCCTCCAGATAGGGTGCGCAAACCACTATCTGAGGTGTGTGTGAATGCCACACGCGTACTGGCGCTATTTCCCTTTTGGTTGGTCACAAACATCTCAGCACACACGACTCTGGCATCGGGTAACAGGATCGGATATGTCCAGTTGCCGCTGTACTCGCTTCCGAAAAACTTCTCTGGAAAGGAGACCACTACCGTCTTACTGGCCAATGGATAAATCATGGTTTGAGCGGTGTGATCTGCTTGCGTACTGCCATATGCCCCCCGTATCACAGTGCATTGCCGGCCATCGCTTGTAACCCCCGTGACCTCCATGACTTCCGCGTCAATCTGAATCGCGCTCCCCGCTGTAGGCTGCGCCGTCCCGGTCACGGTAATCGTCGTGTCTGCCGCGCCTGCCTCCGCCGCGAGCGCCAACGGAGGCGGCCCTTGCAGCTCGTCCCAGTACTTCAACGAAAGGGTCGCGGCTGATATGGTTTTTGTATTCGTTAAGTCGGTGAACGAAACACCGCTTAACTCCACCGTCCCCCCGCTCTTTCCTATACCCAGCCCGAACGAGGGCGCTGCTGGGACATCGTCGTCTGCCGTCCCACCACCGCCAATCTGCCATCGGGTCACGATTGCCAGTTGTGGGGCGGACTCCACACCGTTCGCGTTGGCCGACCGGCCAGTCAAATGTACAATCTCGCCCGAACGGTTAGGGATCGCAAACTGCACCGGGCTCGCATTGGAAACCGCCGCGAAGTGCCACGCCGATTCAGCGATCACAAAATAGCTCGTCACATCCGGTTCCACTGACCAGGCAGGATTCACTGTCAGGGTTGTGGCGGTATTGGACGTAATCGTTGACTCCTGGCCGGCCCCTGTCCCCCTGGTGATTCGCGCCACCATTCCCCGATAGGCGTTTGCCGCCATCTCCAGGGCGCTGTTGCCCGCGGTAGTCGCTGAGTGGATCGTTACCTGTGCCTCCGGTTGCGCCTCCAGTCTCCAATAGAAGTTCGCGTGATCGAAGTTTGGATCGGGCGGCGCTACCAACTGATCCGGCAACCCGGAATCTGTAAACTGCGCTGCAATAGGCTGGCCGGTTGCAATCCGGAACAACTCAGCCGGAGTCGCTCCGCGGTAAACGTTGAACGCTGTCGTATCCTGCGTGAAGCTTAGGCCCGTCAAAGTCACTCTCGTTCCATCGCTCTCGATCACGGCCCGGACGATATACGACAGTCCGCTCTCGCCGCCTGCGCTGTTTACGCCCGACACGGCGTAATATAGAATCCAGCCGGCTTGCAGCGATCCTCCGGACGTCAGTGCCGGCATCAGATCTACCAACGGAATCTGCGGCCCCGTAACTGCCGTTGTTACCGGTGCGATAAACTCCAACGAGACATTCGCCTCCACCGTTCCGTCGCTCGATGTAGTATCGCTCTCGGTCACGCCAAACTGTATCCCTCCGTTCGAATCGATTACGCTGCCGATCAGCGGTCTTGGCAGGCCAAGGCCCGCACCGTTGGACGACCCGTTGCCGGATGGAGAATTCACCTGGCCGTTTGTATCTGCGTACCATGCATCATCATGGATTTGAGCCGAAATTACTGCGGTCCGATAGTTTGTAGCGGGCGAGATTTTAAACACCCGGAAGGGCGTGCGATTCAGGCCTTCTTTGAGATAAGTAACCGTAATCAGATCACCCGGGCGAATTCCAAAACCTTTGACCGTGGTCTCAAATTCAATATACCGGTTGCCGCGCACCGACTTATCGAGGTTGAACTGCAGAATTCTCGACGCCTGATCGTAATTCGGCAGCCCGATTGCCATTAAAGTCGCCGTCACTTCCTGTCCGGCGAGAGCTACGTCATCCGGATCGCTCACTGAAAAGCTGTCTTGTTGATAGCCGTTCAGACTGTCCTGAAATTCGACGGTATAGGTATTGGGCGTATCCGCAATAGGGCGACCCGACAACGTCACGCTGGGCTCGCCATTCTGCCGCCTGAGAATACCCGAAAAGCCATTCGACCCGTCGCCAAATTCGTAGACGGGCCATCCGCCGTTCAATGGCTCCGTACTGTTGGACCAGGGGCTTGGCCACGGCTGCTGCAGCGCGATCGTGTTTTCTACTTGAACCTGCAATACGCCGCCTGGTCCGTACGTCAGAAACAGCCGGGCCGCATTCCGGATTCCGCGGACTACATCACCCGCGCTCTTACGCTTTTGCAAGACCAGGTTACATGCAAAGCGTGGCAATGTGATTGCATTTCCATTGAGATCTGTGGCATTGATCTGCTCATCGCAGTACGATGCCGCGGCCGCGAAACTGCTTAGATCAATTTCCGAAAGCGACCATCCGCTCCGTCGCAGCACGTCAAGCAAGATCCAGACGGGATTACTCGAAAACTGATCGCCCAAATACGTCCCGTCAGGCGCGTACGTCGGCACGATCAGGCCCTGGGCAAGAACCTTGACGGTAGGCAAGGAATCCCCGCTGCTCAACTGGTTGGGTACAACTACCGAAAGGTATGCCATGCTGCCGTACGGATCGCCGGCCGGTTGGCCTTGCGAGTCCGTAAAGTTCATATCGAACGCGCCGTCCCTGGTCCCGAGGGTAATAACGTTGTACCAACCCGTGCCGGTCATATTCTGTCCCGCAACACCAACCGGGATCTGAACGTCGTTAACCAACACCGTTAGGACTCCCTGCATTTGCCCGATCCCGAGCAGGACCTCCATCCGGGTAAGATTGCCGTCGTTGCGGGCGAACACCACTAATGGTTCATACCACGCCGTCCCATATACCATGGGAACATAATCGTTATAGCGCGCCTGGTTGACCGAAAGATTCGAACTCGTCCAGTCCTTGCCATAACCGCGTACGGAGATTACTGGCGGAACAAACTCGAGGCCGCCAAAACGGGTGAACATACCTCGCGCTTGGCAATCTGTCCGCGTATAACCACACGAAGTAAATGGCGCGCCATTGTCGAGGTTTCCGCTCCCTCCGTCTACATCCGCCGAGTATCCGCACCTGTAATATAGCGAATACTTGCCATTTATTCCTCCGTCAACGGCCTCCTTCCGCTGAGTAAGCGTCGCCGGGAACTGCCAGGGACAGCGCCGCTGAATTCGTATCTGGGGCAGAAGCAGCCGCTGGAGATTCATCCGGTTTGTCGCCGTTAAGCGGAATGTCGGTTCTTTAATTTGATCGGGCGAATTACAGATACCCTGAAACACTACTACAGCCTCAGTTAACGGGACGCCATTCCTCAGGTCAAAGAAGAGAAACGCTGCCTTGAGCTTTGCCCCCTTCCATCCCGTCGCAGTCTCGATCTCAGAAAAATGGGAATCGGCGTTCGCGAGAGTGATCGAGATCTTCGGGCTGCCGTCCACTCCCTGGCCTGCGGCCGTCTCGATATCGAATGCGCTATGTTGGACCACTCTGGGCGCGTAAGCCGTGCCATTCAGGATGATCGCATGGGTACTCCAGTGCTCACTCGCGCCGTTCGGAAGCACGCAGTCGAAAATCATCAGCGGCGTGTCTGTTACGGCCTGCTCCTTGAGACTAGAGATGGTCTGCATAAGTGATGTTTACGGTTGCCGAGTGCCGGTTAAGATCAGTAGTTGTAAAAGAGAACACGTCATCGCGGAATCGCGCGTTATCATAAACGCCTCCGCGTGCGCTCTTCTGGTAATTCGATGGCGCGGCTTGCGGCTCCGCTTGAGGTCCAAAAATGTCGATGGCGGCTCCAGGCAAGAGGTCTACGCCGATTGCAATTGCCGCGGCGGTGGGATCGTCGGATCCGCTGAAACTCACCCTGCTCCATTCCGAACCAAGCGTCGCTTCCGCTCGATGACTCCCCAAGAGCAGCCCGATCGTTGTTGCCTGCGCGGCGCGTGCATAAACACTGATCGTATAAAGATATCCCGCCGGCGCATTCAGCGTTTGTATTACGCTTTGGGAGCCCGCCCCTGAGTTCGTCAAGTGAAATGCGCCGGTTCCCCCGAATGGATCGGTCACCTGGCCGGTAATCGCCAGAAAGGGACCCGCATCCCACACTGCGTTGGAAAGGTCCTCGCTCCATGCGAGTAAATTGCCGGCGGGATCCAAAAACGTAAACCCGTTCAGCGAACCTTCGGCCGATACAAAGAATTGCTGGAGCGCGCTTAGCTCCAAATCACTAAGGCCCTTGTAATGCAACTGCCAATCGATCCTGGCTCCCGCCGGATCGGCAACCTTTATCGAGCTTCCGTCGGCTGCCGCATTGGATACTGTTCGCTGCTGCTGCCGCTTCACCAAAGGATATTGGCTTAGAGCCCCGGTCGGCAATTGTGGGTAGACCAGCATGCTTATCCTCTGTTTTCAATAATTGTTAGATATGTCTTTCCCTGCATCGTTCCCATCCAACTAAGCTGGCAGCTATCGTCCGCCAGGCTACAGTTCGGATAAGACGTTCCATCCCACGGGTCGGTAAATTCAAAGCCTCCATAGCTGCCCTGATTGGCCAGGAAGAATTCTTCGACGGCGGCCATTTCCGTCTCATCCAGCCGGTTGAGTTGAATGACCCAGCGATGAAGCGGTCCGGCCGAATCCCGGTATCGCTGTTCGCTTCCATCCACGAAGCGGAGAATCTGGTTTTTGAACTGCACGGCCTTGTTGGCCGGGTACTGCGCGACCGCGTTCGTCTTCAACACAGGAAAGGCCGGCATCTCAGAGCTCGCTTACCACGTCGTTGATCGAACTGAGATTGAGCATGGCGTCGCGAACGGCTTTCGCGATCTCTCCGCTGTAATCCATAAATGACCGAGCGTCTATCGCCTGCACGCTGATATTGATCTGCGCCGGCGTGGGGTTGGCGGGCGCTCCGCCGCCGCTCGCATCGCTTGCAGTGGCAGGAGCGGAGCCGCCCAACGCGTTTGAACTCGTAATGTCGCCGTACAGCCGCGGCAGGCCCATTTGGTTGTAATCTGAATCAGTTAAACCACCGCCGCTGACAGCGGCTTCAAACGCAATCGGCGCGGGCATCTCGTACCTCTCAAGCGGCTCTGGGGCTGAATCGCCGCCATTGAAGAGACCAAAAAGCCCGCCGATCAGTGATGCCAGCCCCAGTCCGCTTCCGAAAATCGCCGATGCCGTCGTTTCGAGCGCGCTACCGGCTCCGCCGCCGGTCACGCGGGACCCGCTAGACGCTGAAATTCCGTAGTAACTCTGGCCTACATCCGCCTCGCTAGCTGGGTTTAATCCGCCGAAGAAACCATTGGCAGTATTGGCGGCCGTCTGGTGGATGCTATCTGCTAATTGCGCGACCGCATTCGCCAATGGCTCGGAATCGACCGCCCCGGAGGTTTGGGCCGTACCCGGGCTGCCGTCTACTTCCAATTGTCCTGGCGCGATCGCTTCATTCATCAGGTCCGCAATGGCCCCCTCCGCCGTATCGTTGCTCTTCGCCTCATCATTGGACAGAGCGTTCGAGAAAATCTCAAGGAGCGCATCTTGTATTTCGTTGGGCATCTTTAATCTCTGCGGATAGCGCCTTCTCTAAAATCGCGAATGCCTCCACCTGGCGGGCGCTCAATTCGCTTAACTCAATTCCGCCCAGCCGCCTACGTACGCAAAACTCTTCGATAAGCGTCTGGCTTTCGGAAGTGATGTAGGATATCGGGCAGGTGAAGACCGCCACATCTTTTCGGGCCCAAACCGGTTGCCGCCCGCCAGTTTCCGAAATCGCGGGGCTGGAATCGAGAAACCCGCATCGCCGCTTCCTTTCCAAGCCGGATTTCCGGCATACGTCGCACTTCCAACCGGCTTGGTTCGAAAATTGAAAGTGAAAGGCGACGACTAGTTTTTTCGTTCTTCCGAAGACAGCCCGGCCGCCGCTCGCACTGCCGCCACCGCCTCGCGGAACAGCTCTTCCGGGCCACACTCTGCCAGCACTTCAGGTGTAGCCGGGCGTCCGTCTACCTCCAGGCCCGACACCGCCTGCAACCCCCACCGCAAGTACAATCCGTCGATCTCCGCCTCGATCAGGGCGGATTCCATCTTCCCGCCCGTCGTTCCTCCAGCCGCTTCGAATTCCGCGCGTCGAGCCAGGTCCCTCACACGCCGCATGAGTTCCATCCTGCGGGCAAACGACATCTTCACGACCGTATACATGACGCCGGGTGCAGCTTTCGATTCCACTACCGAGACACTCTCGTAAGTCATGGCGTCCATCCCCGTTTCCACTTACCCGAATGCTACTGCAATTTCATCGTCTATCGTGCCTTGAGCCCGCGACGGACGGAACTTCCATTGCAACAGGTTCTTGCTATCGTCAAAGTCGGGCGTTTCGGGAATCACGCTCTTCAGATAAAGGCCCATCATCTGGCCCGAAGTCTCGCCAAGTTGCAGCATGACCGTGACGGGTGACTGCTGCCGGGCTGCCTGGTATAGCGCCGCTGTGGCAGTGTCATCCTGGCTGTAAAGACTTAATGAGGCGGTCACAGACCGCGTTCCGGGCGAAATAGCCCGTGGCAGGTTCGATCCGAACTCATTCGTCCGCATATCCAGGTTGTTCTTCAGTGTGATCGCCGCATTAGTCACGGTAAAGAATTGCGAGGCAGCCGTCCCCAGCCATGCCTGCCCCATGTTACCCGGAACAATCGAGTAATCGAACGAGCTGAGAGCGGGTTCGGCAGGAAAGCTCTGGAGCTGCGATGCTCCTCCCGAACCAGCCTGGAAACTGCTCGAATCAATCACATCTTGGGACAAGCCGCTAAAGCGAAACTCGTGGTAATCGCCATTCACGAGAATGTCCATTTGGTCCACTGCGCCTCCCGGCAGCGCCCGCTGGACCGCCGTACTAGGATCCCAGTAGTCGAAGATCGTAACGCTCGGCAAGTCCGTCGCCGGCGTGTAAGTCATCGTAGCCCCGATTGTCGCTCCCAAAGCCGGCGTAGCCGTGAACGGCACGTTGAGAGTCACGGTGTTCTGATCCACGATCGCACTCACAAACCGTATTTCCTCGTCTGACGCAACCGCCTGGCCCAGGGCGAGACCATGCGGGCTGGCAAACCCAAGTTGTCCTTGCGCCGTAATCGATGCTACCGTTCCGCCTGCGAAGCTAAGAGGCCTCGCGCCAAGCGCAGCCTGGAACAAGGGTCCGTACCCTGGTCCTCCGCCCGACTTCTGCCAGCTCGTCAAGTACGTCTGCAATTGAAAGTTGGTGCGCCGCCGTCCGCCCGCCGGCAGCCCCGGAAACGTCCGGCTTCCCGTCTTATCCTTCCGGCCAGTTACTTCGAGCTCGTGTCTCACGGAAAGCTTCACCGCCGGTATCCGGTTGCTGGAAGTAATCGCTCCCACGGTGCCATATGCGGTCTCTAGCGCCGTATAGAAACGGTTTGCGTTAGAAGAAATATACGCCATACTAACTGATACTCACTCCAATCTCGAATGTAATCTTGGCGGTCTGAATGAAATTCTTGCCGCCGTGTTTCACAGGGCTGAAAGAAACCTGATAGCCGCCCGTGTAATATGCCCCGTCGCTCCAGTCACCGCGGCTTGCATCGAGCATCTGCATCACCGCATCCGTGTAGACTTCGAGCCCAGACTGAATTCCATCGAGCCGGTCCTGCGAATGCCGTAACTCGATCGCCATCTGCATTGTGCCCGAGAAGGTCCGGAACTTCTCTGTGAGATTATTGACGATCTTTTCGCAGTAAACATTCGCCGTGGGGTATTGCGCAGTATTGCTACGTTCTACCAGATCGGATGCAATATTTCCTGCCCGCACTTGGCTCGCGCTCAGCGGGACCGCCGGCGCGGGCGATCCCTCGGTGATCGCGGCAACATTCGCATTCAACCCGCCCGGAGCGGTAATCCGGGAAATGACTTTTCCCGTTACTAAACTCCCTAGCGCCGCTATCATTTATCCTCTCTGAATGATTCTCGGGATAGGTTGGAAGTAAGTCGGCCGTTGCCCATCCCCCGGAGCTTTGCCCGTGTTTGTCAACGCGCTGGGCGCCGTCCAGTTTTGCCCCGGCTGCAAAAGCGACGCGTTCTGCCGGATCATTGCATCCGGCGAGGTGCCTGCGTACACGTTCCATCCGGTAGCCGCGTCTGGCGCCGGTCCGGGTTGCACGGAGAATGTGCTCGATGCCGTGTTGATCGTGTTCGGAACGGAGGCAGCTCCTTCCTCGCCTCCGCTGCTCGCCCAGGCCATTGCAACGTAATAAGCCCCATCGGGTAGGGTGCCAGGCGACGCGGCCAAAATCGGCATGGCCGGTCGCGGCAAAGGCTGTGCAGCGATGCCCAATCCAGTCTGAACTAATTTCTCGAAGCCCCACTTAGCCAGGGCATGGAATTGATCTCGCTTACCTGCATACCGGTCGTTGAGTTGGCTGTTGTAGGCGTCTGCGTAGACCATTTCCAGCGCGCGGGCCGTGTTCCATAATTTCAGCGGAGGCGTCACCACCACCGCATCCAGCCGGAGTCGCGGAGCCAGCCAGAAGTACTGGTCTGCATAGCGGAATCGCATCAGCAGTGTGTGAAGTTCCATCGCCAGCTCTTCCTGCGCCAACGCCAGCTTCTGCGTCACGTCGATTCCTTCTACGCTCGCTACGCTTAGAAGCTGCGAATCCTGTGCGGACAGATCGTCTATGGACGAAATAGGACCGTCCGTGAACAGCGGCATCCCTTACGCCTTTTCCTTTTTCGAACCGGCCAGCTTTGCCAGCTCACTTGCGGGCACGACGGTCAGTTGCACCTTGGCTGCTTCAGCCGCGTGGTCGGCCATGCGCTTCGCCTCGGCCTGCGCTTCGCGATATGCCTTCGCTTCTTCCGGCGTCGCCAGGCGTGCAACTCCTTCCGTGATCATCTTCGCGGCAATCGCTCTGGTCACTTCGGAACAGGTACCTTCTTTCCCGCCATCGGCGGTCTCCCGGCTGACCACAACTGGAAATTCGTCCTGGATCTTCGATTGTGTATCTCGAATTTTTTGGTAGTAGAGCTTCAGGTCCATTCTCTTCTCCTCGCACTCTTCCTGGAGCGGGCATCAGATGCCGGGGACCGGCACAGCCATCCGGTCGCGGAAGCCGCCAAACCTCCGCGCCGGACAAACGAATGTGCCTGTCGCCGGAATCTGCGGCCCGCTCCTGACTCACGCCGCCCGGAAGCTACGTATTCACCTGGATTCCCAGCGAGTTCCGCAAAACGCCGCAGCCATACAGCACGTCAACCGTGAACTGCTGAGCGAGCGTATTGGGCTGGTAGCTCATCACGACGCGCATGCCGAAATTACCCAGCTCGGCATACTCTGCGATCGCTCCTGTTCCTGGTAGGGGCTGAGGCAGGCGGCGGATGACTAGGCCTATCGCATTCCTTGTGAACGCCAGGTTATGGGTGGTCACGGGAGAACTGCCCGTCTTCTGCACAAACTGTGACCGGAAAACGAAGAAGTCCTTCACCTTCCCGATCGTGCCGTCGACGATAGCGCGAAGCCCCGCTTCTCCCGAATTCTGAAATTCGCTGAAGCGCGGAATCTGACGCCACGCCGAGTATGTGTTGGCGTCAACTACCATGTACTTCTGTTCCGTAGCCGGAACCTTCGACAGAAATAATGCCGTTTCCGCCGCGTCCACTACAGCTTCTGTAATCGGCGTGCCGGGCGTCCCCACCGGCGTATTGGCCGTGAAGCCGGGATATAAGTTCAGCAGATCGCTCTCGATCTTCTGCGCGATCGCCGCCACGGCTGGCTGCATGTAGATCTTCAGCAGGTCCGGGACCGCCAGCACCTTGGTTACATCCGGAATCTGGAAAGTGGCTTCCACATGCGTATTCAGCACGATCTGCGCATTCCCCAGACTCGGGTTCTGCGGCTGAACCGTCCCGCCTTCCGCGATATTATTCGCCACCATCGCCGGCGGAATCGGCACGTTGATCGTATCGCCCGCATGCGCCAGCACAGGTTCGTAATCGCGATTTACCAGGTTCCCCATGACGAGGTTCCCGACCAGCACCGGCAAAGCGTCCGCCGCCACCAGCTTCACAATCGCATTTGCGACGTTTGTTGAAGTAATTGCTCCCATTCATTCTCCTCTTCGATTTCGCCGGCCGGTCGGCCGGTATTGCCACACAGACCCAAGCATCGCCGGACGGGAAACTTCCAGCTACATTCCTTTCAGGGTCTGCGATGCCACGCGCACAATTTCCTCCCGAACGCGCTGCATCTCTTCTGCGCTCATGCCCGGACGGATGCGGTCCAGCGTCACCGTCTCGCTGCCCGCAGCCGGAGCTTTGAGGTTTACCGTCATCCCGGTACCTCCCATAATCCGCGCCGGCAGGAACTCCGGATTCTCATTTACGAACGCGGCAAGGTACTCTCTCATCGGAATCTCGCCGCTGTCGCTGCGGCCCACCAGTCTTCCGTCGTCCGTTCGGACAATGCCGTCCTGCACGGCGCGGAATGCAAGGTCTACCTTGGCGACGCCCAGCCGTTGCAGCTCGGCGCGTACCGCGGAACTGCGCTCCGCCTCCTCCGCCGCCTTCCGGGCGCGCTTATTTTCCTCCACCAATTCGTTTAGCCGCCGCTCCATTACCTCGCGTCGCTTACGCTCTTCCTTCAACTCCAACTTGTAAGCGGGCTCGCTCTTGCTTTGTTCGCTTGACGCGAACTCCTGAATCGCCTGACGGACGATTGCTTGTATATCGATTCCTTCCATATGCCTCCTACGCCTCCGCCGGCAGCTTCATCCGGTCGATCTCATCCGCCACCTGCATCTTGATTTCTTGCCGGGCGTCGCTGAGATACTTCAGCGCCAGTTTCTTGAACACCTGCTTCACCAATGTCGGGGATGCGATCCCCAAATCCAGCAGTTTTTTTGCGTCATCGAGTTCGGTGCCGAATTCATCGATATCGAATTCGTCCAATCCAGTGACATCGATCGTTACCGCATCCTGGCGGGCCGCGGCCATCGCCCAAAGCACCTGCTTCATCGCATCCTTGACCCGGTCGCCATAGGCGCGAAGTACCTCCTCCGTCGTACGGAAATCGATTTGCTTGCTCAGGGCTGGCTGTCGCGCTTCGCCTGATCCCGAGCTTGCCTGAGTCATCAGATAACAGACGCGATAAATTTCGTCCTTCAGCATCACGAGGTTATTCGCCGCGATCTGATAGACTTTCCCCTCTGGTTCTGTCCATCCAAACCGGTCCTCTGGGCCGAGCTGGATGTAATACGATTCGCCCGCTATCTGGTTCCACTCGCGGTCTGAGTACACGACCGGCATCGCGAATAGCCCCATGGTCAAGGCCCACGAAAGCGCATTCGATTTATTGAAGTGTTCCAATTGCAGCAGCGCCGCTTTGTTCATCAGCCAGAGGCCATCCGTAACCTTGATCTGAAACAATGGAACGCGCCCCAGCGCTGCCAGGCTGTGCCGGCCTTCTTCCGCTAACTCGATCGGGTCTGAGTCGCCTGTCTGACGGTAAATCCGGAAATTCTCGCGGTCGTAGTAAATCCACCGCGTCTCCGTATCCCATTTCGAATCCGTTATCTTCGATTGTTGAAGACAATTCGTCCGGATCACTACCCAGTCCAGACCGCCCGCCTGGTCGTAGTTCCAGTTAATTACCTCGTCCGCGCTGTAATTCACCAGGAAGGCCCGTGACCGGCCCGTTGCGTCTTCCTCCGCCCTGGACCTCGGAGTTCCGCCAACCCTCGGGAACTCTACGGCGATGTAACTGCTCCCGCAGACCAGGCTCTCCACAAAGCGCTGCCGGAAAAACTCGCTCAGCCCTGTACCCTTCAGGTCGCAATCGTTGGCGAGTGCGCCATAAAAGCGTTTTGCCGCCTTATCCTGGCCATCGAATGTCACCGTCGGCGCCCGGCGCATCAGCGTCGCCGCATACCAGTCGATGATCGAACCGATATAGTTCTCGTAGAACGCGCGATTGAGGCGCTCCAGGTAAATTTCGTTCGGCTCCCGGTGACGCCGGGCCAGGTAATGCGACGCGTGCTCCCGTAATTGCTGGCCTCCGGCGTAAAGGTCCTTGTACTGCCTCCACATCGCCTTACGCGCGACATATTCCGGGTGCTCCCGGTTGATATTGATGTTCAAAGCAATCGCCTCCCGCGCTCCCCGGCCTGTGGAAGCGGTCTGCATTCCTGCCAGAGCAGATATCCAAGAGCATCGGATAGATGCGTCCTCATCCTGTCCCGGTCTTTATCGATCATGTTCGTATCCGGTTTATAAGACACCTGCTCAAAGTCCTTGATCAGTTCCTTGCATCTGCGATCGACGAGCAGGCATACCTCCCCGCTCGCAGACCGCAGCCGTGAATTAGTCAGGTTCACCCGCTCTCTGACGCTCGGATTCGACCTTGGCGCCCTGTATTGGACCGCCACCCTTGAGTGCGCCTGAAAATATTCACGGATCATCTCGTAATCCGTCGCCCCAGTCGTCTGCTGCTGGTATCCCGACGCATCGCCATAGACCAGCACGCCCGCTTCGTGCTCCCGATATCGTTTAAGAAATTCCTCGCAGGCTTCTTGTGTCGTGGCCCTTCGAAGCACTAATTCATCCAGAACGTGGACCTTTCCGCTCACGAGCTGCGCCACCACTGAACTCATCGGGTCAACGTTGAAATCGAGCGCCCAACGCAGCGGCAATGTTTTCTGTACAGCTAGATCCGCGACATTACCGTCCCGCGAGAAGCACGTATAAACGCGCCCGCCGGTGAGACTCAGGTAAGACCCGAGAACCTCCTGACTGTAGAACTTCTCGTCATAACTATCCTTTAGCCGCTCGTAGAAGTCCGGAATCTGATTCAGCAGGTGCCGGTTCTCAAAAGGCTGGGCCACAATGGCCTCATATGCAGGCCTCGGATCTGAAAGAAATTTCCGGTATACCCAGTCGAACCCTTTCGGCGTCCACACCCCGAACCCGCACAGCGACGCCGCCTTTGGATCCCGTAGCCGGCCCTCCAGTCTTAGCCACGCTCCTTCCTGCGTGTAAGTAAGTTCGTCCAGCCCAAACCACGCCAGGTTCGTTCCCCGCAATCTTTCGAATTCATCTACCGGCCGGAAGATGATTCGCGAACCGGTGTCCTTCATCGTCAGAACGTTCTCGGCTTTATTGTGCTCGTACGGAATCGCATTCGCGTCCAATATTTCGAACAGCGCGGCCTGCGTAGCTTCCCGTAGCATCGGATATGTCGGGGCGCCTAATAGTCCCATCCGGCCGGGATTCAGATAACTCAGCTTGATCGCTTCTTGGCATAGCGCCTGGCTCTTCCCGCTGCCGATCGGTCCGGAAAACCCTTTGAACCGCGCTGTCGAATCGTGAAATGCCCTCTGAGAAGGTAGTGGATCGTAGGTTATTTCCCTTTTGATGATGCCCTTCTTGGCGCGACCCAT